AAAAATAAAATCCTGATACATGTTGATTCCAATGAATATGAGCTGAATGATGACCACCACCATTTTTAGCAAACTCTTGTACCCATAACTCACTAAATATAGTTGTATATTGTTGCATATCAAAACCACACCAATCTAAAAATTCCCAAGACTTTTGACCGATATAATTTCTAAAATCTAAGAAGTTATTATCCATAGTTAATGGCGTTGAATGATAGGATCTTCCAAAGTCACCATTATTTTTAATAAACTCTTTTTCTCTTTTTTTAGCATCTTTAATATATTGATTTGATGCTTCAGTTAAAGATTTAACAAATTCTGGTTTGTTTTCAATCCATATAGGTGTTTTAAAATATTCAAAAAATTCCATACTATTTAAAAGGATATCCAAGATTCCACATTACTAATGAATATCTAATTCCTCTTGTTACAGGTTTAACTCTATGCCATACAAATGAAGGAAATATAATAATAGATCCTTTAGGTAAAATTTCTTTGCATTGTACTCTATGTTTAGATTCATCTCTCATATGTGGTTCATAATTTCTAAAATCAAATTCTAATTCTCCACCTTGATATTCAGATCCATCTGTTAATTGACAAGTCATTGAAAGTTTTCTTATTTTACCATGTTCAGGATTATTAGGATCCTTTCTATCGTAAGGTTTATCCCACGAGTCCTGATGCCAATCATAATATTGATTTAATTTATATTTTGTAAATTGACATGATTCTGATCTATCCCATTCAAAATTCCAACCTGCAGCTCTATTTGCTTGATGAATGTATGGGTGTAATTCTCTATATATCCATGGATCATTGAGCCACACTAAATCTGAATTTCTTTTTCTTTTCATATCTTTAATTTCATCTTTAGTAAGTTCTCTATCTCCATATCCACCTGTTCTAGCTAAGGATTCAGAATGTGACAAACCATATTTAATTATGTCATCACATATTTTAGGGGGAACAGCTGATTTAAAATACCAATAATAATTAGATATATTCATACGTAATAGTTTGAATAAAATTTAAATCTTCACTTTTTTTATTTTTAACAATGTACATATTAGTTGAAGGAAACATAACAAACATATTATTTTTAAGTTCTATATCCCAACTCCTTCCTTTTCTTCTATTATCATCATAAAAAATTTTAATAAAACAATTTTTTAATTGTACGCCATATAGTAATACAAAGTCAGGTGAATTTCTAAGATCAACAGGATCTACTTCTAATAAAGGTTCAGTATTTGTAAAAGGTTTGTAAAAATTTCCCCACGTTGATTGATTGACTAAATTAATACCATACTTAACTCTAATATGGTCTGTAATAAAATTACTTAATTTATCAAAATTTTTTGAAAATTTAAAATCTTTATTTTCAATACTTGTTTGTAAAATATCAGATTTTAATTTATCGGGATTAATTTCAAAACCTTTAGGCATTGAAACATCACCATAATATAAAGCTTGTTCAGATAATACTTTCTTTTGCATACCTATTTTACAATAACATTTTTTCGCCATAAATCAATACTCCAAATTGGCCATTGTGCATATTCATATTCGGAAGAATGAGTTTTTTCTATATCAATAGAGTTCATTTTTTTTAATTCATTTAAATGAATATCTAAACTATTTGTATTAGTTTTTTTCCATAATTTTTTACCATAGTTCCAAAATTTATTTTTATATATGGAACCATTAGAGTAATGATAAAGAATAAAGTTTTCTATTTTAATAATATATTTTTTTATTTCTTCTTCTACTATATGTTTAGGCCAGTTTTCAAAAATATAACTATAGTAATATTTAGAAACTTTTAAATAAGTTCCCATAGCTGTGGCTTCTAAAGGTTCTAAAAAAAATAATTTATTTCCATTTAATAAAACTCTATTATCTATAATAGGTTTTTTAGCTATATATTGTTTAAAAGGAAATACTTGATTTATCTTTTTAACTTTAAATAATTTTTTAAAGTTATTTTTTGCTTTTTCTACTGTAGTATATTGATCATTGAATAAGTAACCTACCGATGTTTTATCAGGTAAGGGTATATAAAAACACCAACCATCTGGTGTAGCAACACATCTAGTCCATTTTACATCATTGTTTTTTTTAGGAAGAGTACTTAAAAGTGCACAATTTAATGGATTACTCAATGTATCATAGCTATCTAAATTTTTAGGTGTTCCTCTACAATCTATAATATAATCAGCATCGAGTTTAGAATAGTCATCTATATTTTCATCTTTTTCTAAAAAATCTACATTTAAATTATTACAAACATAGTTTTGAAAATCTTCTGGATTAAAATGTAATCCATATCTTCCTAAAGGAAAAGGGTGAAAAAAATCTTTTTTACTCCAGTTCTCGTACATAATACCTGTTTTTAAAGTTACAGGAAATTTTTTATAAAAATTAGAACCAAAATTATGAAATAAAGATAAAGGAAATTCTAAAGTAGTTCCTTGACCAGTTGGAACAGGTTTTATTTTAGAATCATATATTAATTCTATATCTACTTTTGAATTTGTAAAATGCCTAAAATGGGAAAAATGCATTGCAGATAAACAGCCTGCATTTCCTCTACCTAAAATTATTATTTTCTTTCTCAAACCACCACCCATAATAAATTATGCTATTAAATCTACTAGATCCCAAGATTGTCCATCTTCGTTCCAGTTATAACTCCATATGTGAGTGTTTGATGTATTTTGATCTTCTTGTTCTTGAGTTAAAGCAGGTGCATCACCGATTGGAGATTGCCATCTTGCTTCTGAAATTAATTTCACCCATGAAGCAAATGGTTTTTTAGGCCAAAAAATTTGATTGTCTTCATCCCAAGTAAAACCAATACCTGCGTAGTTTCCTCTAAGTGGAGTTCCACCGTTTCTATGTTGATTATTAAATGTATTGTATGAAGTTTGAATCCACATATTTGCGGGCCAATTATTATGAGTTTCTAAATAAGCTTGACCTACAGATTCAGTTTCTACATTGTTTTCATTTTTTACATCTTTATCATCTACCGCTAATACTTGTAGAACTATATTGTCTTCTGATATTTTTGCAAAATGTGCCATAATATTACCTATTGATATTTATACCTAATTATTACAATTCCTGATCCACCATTACCACCATTATTTTGTAAAACAGTTGGTGTAGAACCAGCACCTCCTCCTCCACTACCAGTATTGGCTGTTCCTGGTTGAGCAGGAGTAGTAGATTGAGCTCCATAACCTCCACCGCCAGGTCCTCCAGCTCCACGAGTTGCTCCATAAGTACCACCTCCTCCACCACCTGCTCTTGTTGTTGGTGATGCATTAATTGAAGATGTTGCACCTGCCCCACCAGGTCCACCTGAACTTGGTGTACTATTATTACCGACAGCTCCAGCTCCTCCACCACCACTAGCCGTCAATGCTGGATAAGCAGCACCTGAACCACCAGGATTTCCCTGTGGTGGACTTACAGGAGGAGTATTTCCATCTCCCGCTGCATTATTAACCCAACCTGCACCACCTGAACCACCATCTCCATCAAATGATGAACCAGGATTACATCCAAAACCAGCTCCACCTCCTGCTGATGTAATTGTACTAAAAACTGAATTTGAACCTTTACCCCCTAAAGTCACACCAGGTGTTACAGTTCCTCCTCCCCCTACTGTAATTGGATATCCTGTAACTGTTACTGGTAATGCAGAAACACATGCTCCTAATGGAGAAGCTGTATAACAACCGCTTGCAGCACCAGAAGATTCTCTATAACCACCTGCTCCACCACCACCTCTTGAACCCCAATTTCCACCTGAACCAGCACCAGCTATTACTAAATAATCTACTGTATCAGAACCTGCAGGATTTCCTGCACATGAAACACAAAAAGTACCTGGTCCTGTGAAAGTATGAATTTTATAATCTCCAGAAGTGGTTATTGTACCACCTGTAGCTGTAATAAAAGCTATTTTTTCCGCACCTCTAAATTGACCCATAGATATTTGACCAGAACTTGGAATTGGCCCATTAGGTGCAGGAGTTCCAGCTGGCACTAAAGGTCCCCCTGAATAATATTCAGATAATTGTATTGGATTTGATCCACCAAATTCATTTTGAATATCTGATAATTTAGGATTACTAGGAACTGGCATTATTTTTTCTCCTTAGTTAATTTTTCTACTTTATCTGTTAATACCTTAACTGCTTCAATTAGTAAACATGTGAGTCTATCATATTTTACAGCTTTAATACCATTTTTTCTTTGAGCAACAGCTTCAGGTAAGACTTTTTCTACCTCTTGAGCAATTACTCCAACATCTTTTTTTCTAACAAAGTAACCATCTTCACCACCTCTTTCATCTAAATATGACTGCTTCCAATCAAATAATACACCATTTAATTTTTTTAAAGACTCTATTGGATCAGGTATGTTTTTGATATTTTCTTTAAGTGCAACATCAGATGAATAAAAAGCAGTAACATCATTAGTAGCTCTAATTTCTCCAGTAGTTCCTGAAGGAGTAGTTCCTACTCCTATTGAATCTGCTTGTACATCATTGTCTGCTGTTAATGTTCCTGTAATGTCAATGTTTCCTGTTCCGGTAATATCATTTGAGTTAAGATCTAGATTACCACTTAATTGAGGAGAAATATCTGAAGAGACTTCTGTAAAAGAGGTGTCTACAACATTTGTTCCATCGGAATAAATCATTTTTTTACCTTTATCTGTAGTAGCCCAAGTCACTCCAGAACCTGAAGTTGTTTTAACGGTTACAGTAAAAGCTCCACTTGTCGCATTTTCAACTATATAAGTTTTTTCAATAGAATCAGGAATAGTGACATTTACGTTAGAAGTAATAGTACCTGTTAATTTTATGACTTGATTTTTACCATTTGATAATACACCATTTGAAAAAGTTAAAGTAGCACCGGTTGTTGCATTTAAAGCAACTGCATCATAACCACCAATTGCTTGCTC